CGACTGGAAAACAGAGCGCTGAACCCATAGACGCGAACTTGGACAGGCGAATTACCCATATCCAGGTACATCAGCCTTTCGACTCCTCGTTGCATCCAAACCTCTGGAAAACCAGAAATAAGGTGCAAAGAGGGCTCGTACATGCTGATTGGAGACTCTATCGGAAGCTTCACTCATATCGAGTGTCGCCAGGTTCCCTTTAAGGGAGCCTTCCCGGGCCATTTCCTGATTAGGGATTTGGTCCGTGAATCCGACAAAGTGACTAGAGACGTGGTTAGTTGCCTCTAGTTCCTTCACGAGTTCTCGCAAGATTGCCTGCTGCATGTATTGCATAACAGTAGGCTCAATTGCGATAATCCGTGGAGTCTTCAGCGTTTTAGGGACTGTGATAACCTTAACAGGTATCTCAGCCTCAGGTTCGGTGAACTCGATAGGTGGACTCTCAAGAAAATGAGAGACGCTTGGAAAGAGATATTCAGAGTGTTCGAATACCTCTTGCAAGCGTGTGGTCCAGCTACGCAGATTCCACTTCGCGTTTCCGCGGAGTTTGTCTGCGGTTGAACCAGGCCCATGCTTGGGTAGCAAATTGCCCTCGTAGATCCTGCGATCAACGACAGCTATAGGATCACCAAACAGTAGCATCGCGATCCGTTGAGCTTGAAGAAGATCTTCATGATCAACAGAACGGTCGCGGTCCTTGAGTTCACGCTCACACTTGATGAAGGCATCAAATGCTGCCTTTGTCCTTGCATCACTGCAAGGCAAATAGGTCTTTCCAAACAGATTACAAATCTGCCGGATAGACCTAATGGCATCAACTGATGGATCGTCAAGTAGACGTCCACTACTAGCATCAAAAACAAGGCTGGTAAAACCAGAGAGAAATCTCGGGAGATACCCAGTCTTTCGGAAACCTTCGAAAGACTGACGAGCTACCTGCCTTTGGTCAAGACTTTTTTCGAAGTCTTTTCCAAATTGGGGTAAGGTTATCGTGAGAAACGATAACCCCTCGTTTTTGACACGGGCCTTGATCTTTTTGAGATCAAGGCTGGTGCTAGTGTCACACCACGTCCCGGCATCTGCTAGGACGCACTGCAGGAGTTGCATATGGCTTTTCACTTCATCCTCCAAACAAAATTGGGGTACGAAGTCCATCGCCATGTTTTCCCACAGACGACAACGTCTGGAAGGAGAGGACAAGATTTCTCAAGTCCTCTCCCTCTTTGACGTTACTCGATCATGGGTCCTTCTACACTTCACCTGCAAGCCATCGCAGGGTCTTTGCGAAGGACGTCTCAGTATGCCACGTGAGGTACGCGGTAAGCTGAGCCTCCAGTGCGCTTTGGGCAATCCCGA